TTTCCTCTTCAATACCTTTAATTTTCTCACGAAAACCCGCATTCATATCCTTCTTATCTTCACGAATACGAATTAAATCTTCAGTAAGCTCGTAGATCTTTGCTTGCGCTTCTTCTTTAGTATACTTTTTGTTCACATGAATATATTATACACTCTTCAAAGGACCTCAAGAATTATTTTTACCTTTTATAGGGTTTTCCTTCTAAATCATAAATGTGATACCAGAGTTCTCTGATTTCATTATGTATATCATTCAGTTTTTGTTTTTTTTCACTATGTGTAAGATTTACATCGTGAGGTAATTTATTGCTTTCCTCAACTCTTGTTCTTATACCTGCTAATGATTCATCTCTTGTTAATTCATCGAACATATAAATATTTATTTAAAAATATAATCTACCCATTCTTTTCTACGTGTAATCTTATAATGTATACGTTCTATTTGATGATACGAGGTACCGCTAAGTTCTTCACCTTTATAATTAGCATAAGGGTACATTTGTCCTTTTTTGCTATTACAAGGTTGACAAGTTAACGTAATATTATACCAATCTAAAGTACCTCCAAATGATTTTGGATAAACATGTTCAAGTGACATTATATTCTGCGGTTTATTAGCACCACAAATTTGACAAATACCTTTATACTTCTTATAAAGAAAGGATAATTTAGGCATTCTTTTAGTTTGATAGTAGAAATGTGATGTGGTAAGTAATATGGTCGGTACAGGTATGAGTTGATTTGATGTTTTTATGAAAGGTTGATTCTCATAAAAATTAGAATGTGATGAATCTATCCAATCTTCCCAACACACTGGTTCCCCATGTTGATTTATAGCTCTAACTTTTGGTTGCTTGTAAGTTTTTGAACCAAAACGATAAAGTTTTTTGATACCTTCTTTTACAGAAGTAATACATAAAGGCATCCAACAATAGTCAAGTATTAAAACTAGTTCATCGCTAGCTTTAACAAGTATAGGATTTTTCATTAATACATCTTACCGTTATATTTCTTAATTTGATATTCAATAAATTCTTTTTCAAGTAATAAAGTTTCTGCATCTCTATTAAAGTATTTTATTGGTTCAAATACAAATGAATACCCATTTTCACATTCACCATGAAATTTACAACCTAATGTTTTATAAAACCCGTTTGCTTCAGGTGAACAAAACATTCTTATATAATTAGCATTACTATATATACCATGATTACATATAGCATTATATAGTTTTTCACCATAACCTAGACCGCGACACTTTACCACAGTCATAATTCGTTTAATATCAATATATTTTAACTTTTTATATTCATCAATAATGAAGAAACAAATACCGACAAGTTCTACATTGTTTGTTTCCTCCACATCTTTATAAATACCAATCGGTAAAAATGATTGCCAGTAATTATGTTTATCGAAATACGGTATACAATCATTAAAAATATAATCATATTCAAAGCTATCTTTAGGATAGTCTTTGAATATATTAATAACTGCATACTTCGGTACAGTGTAAAAGTACATATTAAAAATCATCACTCAGTGCACCAGAACTCTGATATTCAATAACACGAGTTTCAAAAAAATTCTTTGCTTTGATAAGATCTTGCACTTCACTGAGAAATTTAAATGGGTTGGTATCACTCTTAAAACGGTATTTCATACCAATACCTTCAAGTCTTCTATTACCAATATACTCCATATATTGAACAAACATAGTAGAATTTAACCCAAGTATACCACCTTGAAGAACATCGTTCGCATAAGCAATCTCAAGTAATACTGCTTTTTTAAGGTATTCAGTTAGCTCATTTTCAAACTCTTTAGTCCATATTTCAGGATTTTGTTCTTTAATTTTGTTAATCAACATAGTACCGAACTTAATATGATTACTTTCATCCCTAAGAGTGTATTCAATTTGTTCTCCTATACCCGGAATCTTTTCTTTCATCGCCAATAACATAGCAAATCCAGAAAAGAAAAATGTACCTTCACATACTATCCAATACAGGAATGCTGCTCTTACTACTTGTTGAAGACCTTTAGTAGTAGTTACATCTACATTATTTAATATACCGTCGGTTACACTCATTAAGAAGTCATCCTTTGCTTTAATAGAAGGAATGGTCTTATATGCTTCATAAACTTCAGCTATATTAAGCGATAACGAATCACATATATGAACAACAGTATCATTATGCAAACACTCCTCCCATATCTGTCTTGACATATATTGTCTACATTCAGGATCAGTCACATATTGATAAAGAGTTACTAAATTATTGCCAACCAAGCTCTCACTACCAGCAAAGAAACCAAGAGTGCGTTTAGCTACTCTTTTCTCATCTTCAGTAAGAATACCACTATTCCAGTTCTGACTATCCCTAGTCATAGCAATTTCTTCTGGATCCCAGTTATTACGTTTACCAGTTTTATATAGATCCCATGCCCACTTATTAACATGTGGTAATATTTGATTGACTCCTGTTTGGTTTGCACTAATAATTTCACCAGTCTTCATATGTAAATAGAATTTATGCTTAATAGTATAATATAATAAATATTGATTACAAGTATTTTATGTAACTCTCTTACCCGGATATAGGGTTCTCCATATTTAATATTTTTTTTAGTAATTCTTTGGATGTGACAACACCTTTTTCAGTAAATTTTCCTTTATTTTGCATGACATATCTTAATACATATTCTTTACGTATACAATTAACATGCTCCCAATACATTTCTTTTGCACCTTTATCAGTTGCTATTAGCCAGAGTAATGCTAACTCATCATCGTTAAGATTCTCCAATTCGTGTTTATATATCATAGAAAAAAATAGCGCCCGAAGGCGCTTTGTTAATTATTGGCAACTCATACAACTAGGATCACTAATAATACACATCTTTGGTGGTTCCTCTTCATGTGTATCAATTTCAGGTTGTTCAGATTTAGTTACAGTACTCTTTTCTACTTCACTGGCACCTTTACCACGTAAGTAGTAGGTTGTTTTTAAGCAACTCTTCCATGCATACATATAAATATCATTTAAATGTTTAAGTGATGTTTTATCATTGTATAAGTTAAGACTTTGACCTTGATCAATCCATATTTGTCTACATGCTGCATTATCAATTAACTTATATTGATCAATCTGGAATGCAGTTTTATATTTAGACTTAATATGTTTAATAATTTCTTCAGTAAGGGTTTCAGTAACTTTAAACGGGTAGTTTTGAATATCGCCATTATTATTCTTTAAATGAGATAACATAGGTTCATTCCATAATTCATATTGTCTCATTTCTTCAACAAACCATTTATTAACCATCGTAAAGTCACCAGAAAGTGTACTATACACAAAAATGTTACTAAAGTACGGTTCAATACTTTGACATGCACCGGTAATAGAACTAATAGAAGCAGTAGGAGCAATAGCCATTGTATTGCTATTTCTCATACCATATGTCTTTATATTCTCACGTAACACATTCCAATCTTCCAGAACTTCAAGATCAGAGCGTTTAAGTGTAACACTATTACGTATCTTATTAAGGGTGATATATGTATCAACAGGTAAGATTCCTTTGCTCCAAAGGGATCCCTCATAGGTACTATATGAACCACGTTCTTTTGCTAATTCACAACTACCTTTAATAGCATTAAAAGAGATAAACTCATAAATATCTTGTGCAAGTTTACTTGCATCGTGACTATCAATTGTCATATTTAATGAGTGGTACACATCGTGCCATCCCATAGAACCTAAACCAACCGGTCTATGCGCTAAATTGCTCTTCCTAGCTTCTTCAGTAGGGTAGAAGTTAATATCTATAACATTATCAAGCATTCTCATACCAATACGTATAGCATTTTCCATCTTTTCCCAATTGATACCATTTACAGGATCAACAAACTCAGCTAGATTAATACTTGCAAGATTACACACTGCAGTCTCACCATACTCCTTAACCCTACGTGTACCATCTTCTTTAAATGTGGTAGGCTTAGTATGAAGAAGAATTTCGGTACAAAGATTACTTGAATGCACAACCCCTACATGTTGATTACTATAACGAATATTAGAAGGATCTTTAAAGGTAATCCACGGATGACCAGTCTCATAAATCATCCTAAGCATCTTTTTCCAAAGCTCTTTAGCTTCAAGCTCTTTAAAGAAGTTTAACTTACCAGCCTTACCCTTTTCTACATAAGCCCAATATACCTTTTCAAACTCTTCACCAAACGTCTCATGTAATTCAGGGCATTCAGCCGGAGAAAACAGATACCAAGGACCATTGGCTTCAACTTGCTTCATAAACAAGTCAGGTATCCAGTTAGCAGTATTCATATCATGAGTACGCTTACGGTCATCCCCAGTATTCTTACGAAGCTCAAGGAAGTCATTAATATCACCATGCCAGGATTCAACATAAGCACAACCAGCACCCTTACGTTTACCACCTTGGTTAACTGCAACTAACATATCATTATACAGCTTCCAGAAATAAACTGCACCTTGGGTATAACCGTTAGTACCTTTAATATAACAATTCTGAGGTCTGAAAGTAGTAAGGTCCATACCTAAACCACCAGCATATTTACTCTTAAGAGACTCTTGGTGTAAACCATCAAAGATACCATCTATACTATCTTCAAAAGTAGATAAGAAGCAAGAAGACAACTGATTATGAATACCACCACTATTAAATAAAGTAGGTGTAGAAGACATAATACTAAATGTGCTTAACACATCGTAAAACTTCATAGCCCACTCATCTCGATCTTCTGCATTTTCACGAATTGCTAATCCCATAGCAACACGCATCCAAAATGCCTGAGGGGTTTCAACTTTACGACCATTAATATGATAAAGGTAACGATCGTAAACTGTCTGCAAACCGAGGTACTCAAATTTATTATCTCTATCAATTTGAATATACTCAGAAAGCTTCTTAAGGTTAAACTTCTTAATATCTTTACTTACAATACCAACATCAATAAGACTTTTGAGATTAGATATAAAAGATTTACGATACTGGAACTCAAAAAGGTCGCTATCAGTATTTTCACCGAAAACTTCTTTATAAATTGTAGTAAGAAGAAGTCTAGCAGCTACATAAGTATAGTTAGGTTCTTCTTCGATAAGAGCTCTAGCTGATTTAATTAAAGCTTTGTCAATCTCGGTAGTTGGTACACCATCATATAATTTGATCTTTGCGTTGTACATTACCTGCATAACATCAGCATGCTTAATATTTTCACAGCATCTGGTTATACCAGCTAATATTTTATCTTCATTAAAAGTTTCTTTTGAACCGTCGCGTTTGATTACATTCATAAAGCGTGTATTATTTATAAGGTATCTTTAAATTAATTCAAGGTAAAAATATACAAATATACATCTGAGCTAATTTATGGTAAAATGGTACCGGTGATTCCTTATATACTGTAGTGTCAAAATTTTTATATATTGGATCTATATATTTTTCACCATCTTTAAAAGGTATACCAATTATTTTGCTGCTTAAATACTTTAGAGTTATCACTTCTTCACTACTAATATCATTGTGTTCAATCCAAATTCCATACAAATATAAACCATCATACTTAATTCTTTGAGGTTTACATCTTTCAGGTATTATGAATCTAGAATGATCATAATGATTTTTTATAGGATAACCTATAAATAACTTTTCTTCTACTTTATCAGTATAAAGAGACTCATCTATAGGTATATTTACATCACAATTGTTAATTGTTATCATACTACAATTGTGATGGTTGGTTAATAAAAATCAACCAACTATGCATTAAAATTTCTAATTAACAAGCAGTTTGGTAATTTATAAATTTTACCTTGCAATTTACCACCAGTGCGTACTATAATAGTAAATTGATCATCAGATTGTACCGGTCCATTCACTATATCTCCATTAATTTTTAATGTTCTAATAACCGTTCCGGTCATCGCATTAAACACTTTAACAGTATTATTATTGTAAGATATAATGTATTTTGGTTTCATCACTTCTTATTTAATTTATCAATCTTTTGAGCAAGATCGTCTATCTTAGCCACAAGTGATAAATTAAGAGTATTTAAATGATTTTCAAGAATCTGACAATTCTTTTGCAAGATATCAAGTCTAGCAGACTTTTCATCAAGATCCTTGTAAAGTTGATTAATTTTTTGAATTTCGCTTGGCGTCATACTATTTACTTAAAACATTATTAACTTTAATCAACCATACCACCGCCTGGCACACCTGGTATATTTGGACCATTAGATTTTTGTTTCATTTCATCTGTGGTTCTTTGTTCAACTTCTTTATGAAAATTATACAAAATTTCTGATTCAATAGGTGGTAATGAATCAAAATATTCACAAGATATGTTATATTCTTTAGATAAAATAAATTGTTTAATAAACAAATTTGTTAATAACTCATTAAAGAAAACACCTAAAATATTAAACATGTTATCTTTATCTAAATACATGTATAATGTGTTAAATTCATTTTTATCTACATCTACTTTAAATTTAATAAGTTCAATTTTGTTTATTGTTGATGTTATGTTTTGTATTTCATCATATAATTCAAATAAAAAATCTCCAGGTAATAAATTAATTGCTTCAACTTGTTCTGATTCACTTAGTTTTGATAAATTAAATATTTTATTCTTTACACCAACAGTGCTGATAAAATTATTTGGTTCTTGTATATCAATAAATAAATTTTTTGGTACACACATTTCAATATAATATTGATTATGTTTTAGTGTTTTGTTTGTTTTAATATCACCATTATCAGTAACGTTTTTAATTACATCATAAATATTGTATCTTAAATTATACTTACTGGTATCTTTTTGGATAGTATGTACAAGAGAATCTCCTACTGATATACATCTTAAATTCAATAGAAATACAAATTTATCGATAATATTTAGTGCTTTTATATCTACGTCACTATGCTCTTCAATAAAATTATTAATATATGAATTAAAAGTTTCAGCATTTTTATTTGCAATATGTTTTAGTAACACCTTATACGTGCTATTTGTAAACTGTTTTACAAAAATATACCTCTGTAATGAGGGTAAGTATATTTTAATTTTAAAAGGGGTTGCCATTTACATTATATGTATACAATATTACAATGGTATTCTAGGTAATATTTGATTACCAGGTTCTTGTAACGGAGATATACGAGGAATAACACCTCTTGGATTTTTTGCAATTTGTGATATTTTTGTGATAATATCTGGAAGAGGTAAATATAGTGTATTTTGGATAGCATAATTACTATATTTCCAGCTTACCGGAAACGTATCCATTGCTTCACCTTCATAAGCTAATTCTCTAGATCCCACTGAAGTGGGGTAACAATTATAAAATGTCCAAATTTTTCTCGGTATCATTGATAATTTTTGGTATGATCTAGTATACTGTAAAACAGTTATTGTAGTACTAACATCTTTATTGGATTCTTGAGGAGGTCTTGCAACATACCCGTAATGATCCGCTAAAATTACCCATGGTCTAATTACAAAGTCAACGAATGATGTATTAGTTTCCATAAAATTAATTTGTAACCCACCATCATAACTACCTCTACCATTACTAATTAAACCATTTAAGAAACCTCTATTAAGCTGATTTTCAGTAAAAGCTGTATTGGTTGTTTCATTTTCAGGTATACCAACACCTTGTGCAAATATACAACCAGTAATTTTATTAAGTGGGTACGATTTAAGAATTCTTACCGCTGCATTAATATCGAAATTATGTGTATTACCACCGGTAAGTTCTAAAGCTTGTAATGTTTGTGTGTTGAGTGCAGCAGGGTATCCTTGTATTACAATTAACCATTGAGTTTTAAGTGGTATAGTAGTTAACCATGATTCCATTTGAAAGAGAAAAAAATCTCTTGCACTTATTAATGGTATACCAGGAATTGTGAATCCAAATAAATTAGAAAGCTGCGGGGCTATTAATGGATTAGTCCCCGCAGCTACACCTTTTGCAGCATCTTTTAAACCTTGGATTGCATCTGTTAATGGGTTATTCATCCAAGATTATTTAAGCTTGAATTATTGCGTTCTTGGTGGTGCTAATCTTCTAAAGTAGTGATATGAAATAGTAGCCGGAAAATTAACAATTGCACCTGTACCAGATGAAATAGGATATTCAATAGCACCGACACTTCTTACAGAAACACCAACTAATTGATATTGAGCTACTCTATTAAGTTGGGTATCTAACTGTAATAGATCAATTGTTGCTGTTTGTCTTGGTGTAAAATAATTACCGGTACTTGTTGCGTCATCAAAAGTGTCGCGTGACCAATCTTCAAATTTGCGTCTAATTAATGATTGTGCATCGCAATAGAATGTTAGCCCATAATTTTCAGAACCATCATATGTGGCAACACCGGGTAAGTTAAAATTTAACCCCATATATGGTACTGCTACGTTTTGTATTGATCTTGCAGGCAATGAACCAGCTGTAAGATACACAAGGTCATTTTCATCAAATGTAACAGATGATGCACCACCAGTGTTGATAGATAACAACCTGAATTGGAAATCACGTGAAAAGTCGCGTTGTAACGCTACCCTGTAAAAGTCGCTTATAGTTTGCTTTACGTCTGGCATATAATTATTTATTATCTACAAGCGGTATTTGATAAAGTTGAGATAAAAAAACCAGCCATAAAGGCTGGTTTTTTGTTATTATATCACCTATTAACCTACAATTTCTTGGAAGTTTTGTGATGTTCTTGTTGCAACGAAGTTCACTAAGATGAACTCTGCTGTTCTTACCGGTTTAAGGTATATATCAACAATCAATTGATTTTGGTCAATTATTTCAGGTGTGTTGTTACGTTCGTCACAAACAATCAAGTAATCATAAAGACCTTCGGTATTCTTAGCATCATCAAATATTGGATTAATGACATTAACAAGATTTGATCTTGTAAACAACGTATTAGGTTCAAATACAAAGTACTTAACAGTGAACTTTGTTTGTTTTTCAAGTACTAAGAATAATCTTCTAACATTGATTCTATCAAATGCGCTTGGTCTTTGTTGTAATGTCTTTTGACCCATTACAACAAAACCTTCACCTGGGAAGAATGCAACTGGATTTACTTGTATTGGATACAATTGATCACGTTGTGCTTGATTAGGATAAAATGCAATATCATTCAATGTAAGTACTAAACCTCTTGTGAAGCCTGCAGGTGCAAACCATGGTTTAAAGTTAGCATCTGTATTACCCATTAATTGTGCAGCAACACCGCTGAAAGGTATCCAAGTATCCGTACCACTATAACCATCAAATACTTTACCCCAAGTACTGTAAATACAAGAGTAACTTGAATTTGCTGCATATAACAAGTGTTTAAACGGTGAGTATATATACTGACCAAAGTTATAACCTGTTGTAGAAATTGTCTTAGTGTTAGGACCATCAACTAAAATATTTCTATACGCATCAGCAATAAACAAGCAATCTTGTCTTACAAATTGGCAGAAATTGTTAAATTTTGCATAAATTGTATTCCAATTAGTTATTGTTGATGCAGCATCACCACCTGCTGCTAATATGTCCGTTGTTGGTTTAGCTGCTCTTAAACCTTGAACATATTGGTTCATGTTTACAGTGTCATCGAAATAATCTGCTGGGTTACCATCAACACCTAACAACTGGGTTGTTGTAAAGATTGTTGAAATACCACCGTCACAAATTATATCAACATCATACACATCTGTATTTGAGAGTCTATCAAACACACGATCAAGTTTAAGTGAAATACTACCAATTTCTTTATTGCTAATTTGAGTTGGTGTAAAAACACCTTGAGCCCAAATATAACCAACATCAGTACCAATACCAGAAGCTGCTTGACCGATTGTACCCGATGGTGCACCTACAAATGATGTGTACTCACTATCAGTTAAATCAAGAGGGTTACCTAAATTTTGAAGTGTTTGTGTTGCAACTCTCACTTTAGTACTTGGTACCCCAGCTGCATTTAACCAAGTTGTAGTTCTATAATTAACAGAACCTGAATCATATACTTCACCAGAAATATATGGGTTTACTAATACTTTAACATTTGGACTAGTCTTAGCAACATTTGGTAAGAAGAAACTTATTGGTTGACCACCGTTTTGACTATTAATTTGACGATTGTAATCAAGTGAACCTATATACCCTTCTTGATATACATAGTCAAGTTTAATTGTGTCAGGTGAGAAGGTTGATTGACGTAATTTAAATACAGCCAACACCAATGTATCATCAAACCCTCTTGTATTAATGTTAAATGTTGGAATTGCTTCTATTACTTCAGAAACGCTGTTACCTGTGGGTATTGAACCAGCTGGTAAAGCAGTTTCAAATGTTAAACGTGATGGAGGTAATGTAGTTGCGTATACATCATTCCTTAAGTTATAAGCATTATATTCATTGGAAACAGCTCTCACACCCTCAACATCATCAAATGGTGTAGCAGGGTTAAAGTTTGTATTATCAACGAGGGCAGTGTAATAACCTTCAAATCTACCGTTATTAGCTACTTGCGCACTATTAAGAATAATAATACCAGCGCCGGAAATATCATTAAGATTTAATGCTGAATTGTTATAGTTAAGTATTGAACTTAAATTTGATGAAGTATCACTCCAACTAAAGCCATTACCATCTTGAAGTGCTTGGTATGAGGATAACGGTAAATTTATTAAGTACGGTGAACCAATCAAATAGCTTGAAATTTGATTTGTTGATGAATAAGCTAGGTTACTGGTGAGTGCAGGGGTAAGTGTACCATCAAATGCTGTGTAAGCAGATACTGGGTATACTAAAGCACTGTAAAAACTTAAACTAAACCCTTCACCGCTGTTTTGACCGTATGGTAATCTGTTAACAATAACATTTACCGGGCTGTTAAACAATTGTGAAACTGTATAGAAAAAGTATCTTTCCGCAGCATTTGTTGGGGTACCGTAAATATCAATAAATTCTGATCTTGTATTTACTTGAATAATTTCATCAGACGGTCCTTGAGGAGCAAAACCGCAAACGAAAACATTGGTACCAATCTTAGGTGCAGCACGCAACGTAAGATCTACCTCACTGATCTGTACGCCCGGGCTTGTCAATCTATTATTATTAGTGATAGGCATACATATATTTATGTATTTTCATCCACTTTTTTAAATTAACAACTTCATATACAATTGTGAAAAAGAAAAGGTGAAGGTAGTATCGTAAAGTGATGAGTCTCTATAATTTGCTGTTAAAGACCCTAAAGTTATAGGAAAAGCTTTAGTATATGTAAATTGTGCAACTTTATTGTTATATTCATCTAAACTATATACAATAAAATCA